TTGGCTTCTGCCTCGGCGTTCTTTTCCTCCAGTGCGTCGGCATAGGAGTAGCCCGGCTGCTCGTTGAGCCATTTGATTCGTTCAAGGTCTTTTACTATGCGGGCGTCAAGCTCTTGGTAAGTAGCAACCATGTAGCCGGTGCCCTCGGGATCGTGATCCTCGCGCGCGTACACGACGTAGTACTCGCCAGCTTCGCTGTAGCGCAGATGCAACCGATGGTCGATCTCTCGTAGGCGCTGAGCTATACCACCCGCGTCCTCGGTGATTACGTGCATCTTGCCGTTCTTGCCCTGCCTGATCTGCTCGATCCGGGCGGGCTGGATTTCCCCTGTCCAACTCATACTCGTATCTTACGCCTTACTTCTGACGCGCTTTGCCAAGCGCCCGCGCTTTGGCCGCGATTGCCTGAGCCTGCTCCCTAGTTTTTGGTACTGGCTCGCCCCACGCGGTTGCCATGAGCGCCAGCCTGGTGGGCTTGCCGTTCTTCATCATGGGGCCGCGAGGGTTGCTGTAGAACCGCGTAGCCCAGTTACGCCACCTGGCCTTGTCCTTGCCGCCTGCCGCGCCGTAGTTCTTGACGCCAGGCTTGAGGTTTGAGCCTTGCTTGTTGTAATGGGCACGACCCGCTGCGGTCAAACCGCCGTCGGGATTTTTGTGAACCTTGCGCATGAAAGAAAACGGGGGCCGGGCCGAAGCCCGACCCCCAGTTCTCATACCTAGGCAGTGACGCCCGGGTTGTCGTCGGTGCAGTACCGAAGCCTGCCGAGGCGGTTCGGAGCTACGCACGCGAGAGTCGCGTACCAGCCCATCCACGCCTGCCACGTAGCTTCCTTCTGCCCGCCAGTGGAGGCGTCCTTGAGGTGGAACACCGTTCCATCCTGCGGGGACTCCAGGAAGCCCGGACCCCACTGCTGGAACCAGCGGAGGGCGGACTTGTCGATCGCGAAGACGCTGCCCTTCGGCGCGTCGTCGTCAATCACGACGGGGACCTCTCCAGCACCCGAAGCGACCATGATCGCGGAGTATCCTCCGTGAATCTGGACCGCCTCGCGGTTCGTGAACCGCTTGGTGGACTGGAAGGTGTCAGCGAGCCTGCGGCGGATGCCACGGGTCGTGATGAACACCTCGGTGTCGCCCTGTCCGGTCTGTCCGACATCGTCGGAAATCAGCTCGAACGAGGTCTCACCTGCGGTGGCCGAGCCAGAGGCCGAGCCAACGTCACGAACCTGAGCGTTCCAGAACTCGTTACCTGCGGTAGCCGAGTTGATGGAGTGCAGGGTCCTGCTGGTTGCGACGATCGACTGGAGACCTTCCATCTCAAGCCCTCGGTTACCCGAGAGGTAGATGCCGAAGGTCGTGGCGATCGTACCCGCTACCTGGGTTGCCAGGGTAACGGTCTTGTTCGCCGCGTCAAGCGATTGGACGGAGTTGTTGAGCGCACCAGAGGTAAGCCCAGTGGTAACTCCATCAGTACGCCGGACAACGTCAACCGGGTCTCCGATGTGGAGGTACTGAATCGAGTCAACGGTAATGGTAGTCGCCGTTGTTGCGGTTGCCGCCACGGTCGCGAGAAGGCCGTCACCGGTACCGAATACCTGCCGGTTGATGTCCTTCTTCATGTCCTTGGTGGCACCCTTGACCTCTGCGTCGAGCAGCTCCACGAAAGCGCCAGAGTTGGACTTCGTGGCCTTGATCGAGGCGTCGGTCAGTTCGATGCCCTGGTAGTGCCGGGTGATGGGGATGATTGCATCCTCCCACGCCTGCACGCCAGCGGTCGGCAGAACTCCGCCGTCGCCCCTCGAACCACGGCCCCTGTTGCGGGACTTGTGGACGGGAACGATGGCACGCCTGCCGTGGTGATCGACAGTGAACTCAGACTGACGCTCAATCTGATCGATCATGTAGCTCTTGTAGTTGAGCTGTTCTACGACCGGGCCGACATACAGGTCCTTGAGGATTGCGTCGGCGGTCGTCAGGTTTTGGGTAGCCAAGGTTTTCTCCTAGCCGAGTAGTTGGGTTTGCTGTTCTAGGCGCTCCCGAACCTTGTCCTTGACGTTGGCTGCCGTGATGCGGTCAGGAGTCGTAGCGGCAGGGCCACTTGACTCAGGAACGCCCGGCTGGTCGAGTTTCTTCTGGAAGAGATTGCTTTCACCCTTGCTGACCAGGCTCCTGTACTTCTCGAACCCATCCCGAACGGGATTGTCAGAGGTTTCCACAAACATCTCAGCCAGTTCCAGAACCTCGTCCATGTCCTGATCGGAAATGTCAAACTCGGCACGCAGTTCCTCGATCTGTCCGTTGATCTCAGCTTCCGCTTGAGCGAACGTCTCTTGTTCCTGCTGGGTCATGGCCTGTTGCTGAACAAAGTCAGCAATCGGACCAATCTGCTCTGCGACCTGATCCGCCAGGAGCTTGGAGAGTTGCGATCGGTCATACGGATCAAAGTCCTCGTCGAAACTTTCCGACTCAGCCTCTTCACCATCCTGACCCTGGGCCTCATAGAAACCGAGGGTCTCACCGACTGCATCCCACCACTCGTAAACTGCTTCCTGAGCACCTGGTTCGCCGTTTTCTGCGGCTTCCATGTAATCAGCAAGACTCAGGTAGCTCGACACGGAATCGGGGTCCCGGTCAAACACACCAAGCTCGTCAAACGGCTTCGTCTTCTCAGAGAGGGACTGGAACCGCTTGGTGAACTCAGCATCCTGCGCCTTGAGTGCAGTTACTACATCGTCATGGATGTCTGGGTTTACGCCTTCAAGAAACGCTCCGTAAAGATCGTTTCCCTGGGGTGTTTCAGCGCCTTGGCCCTCTACGGGCTGTGCGGCTTCTTCACTCACTTGTTGCCTTTCGACTGTGGCTCGCGCATACCTGGCTGTGGAAACCGCCGCTTCCCTTGGCCGTAAATATGAACATGCCCTTGGTCATTACAACCAAAAGGTTACTGAAACTGCCCGGCTTTTACTCAGATTCGGGTACGTCAGTGTGTTTTGCGGCCTCCCAGTCGCCAGGAGACGCAAGGTGCATTTCTGCTCGCTCTATTTCTTGTCGAACGTCGTCAGGAAGGTCATCATCAAGTACTTCCTGGATGACCTGCTTGAACTGTTGTTCAGTCAGTAGTTTCCGCACGGAACGCAGCCTTTGCGTCCTTGATCGCCTTCTCGTACTCACGCTGGCCCGGAGATGGGGCGTCCTGCTGCTTTGCGGCCTGCGAGTAGGGAACGCCGGTACCGTCGGTAGCGCCCATTGCCTGAGCAAGCTCACGCTCACCAGGAGAAGTCTGCTCATTTCCGTAGCCCTTGAGCGAGTTGGCTATCTGCTTGAGGCCATCTGAGGTTCCGTCCGGAAGGTTCCTGGGGGGGTTCTCCATGAAGTCATTGAGTGCACTCAAAAACTTGGCAGTTCCGGGATCGGGCGGTTCAATGCGACTCATTCGGGTCCTTTCATTTGCTGTTGCGCCATCATTTCGGCTTCGTGAGCTTGCTGGGCCTCCATCATGTCCCTCTGGACCTGCTGATCAACCTGGCTGACCAGGTAGCGCCTGTGCTCCGATACGTGTAGGTCAAACAGCGCCTTGATGTTGTCCGGCAGGTAGTGGTACCGATGGGACTTCTGAAACTCGGTGTGTTCTGAAATGTGGAAGTCGTGATTGTCGTACGCGTTGATCGGAACGACGCTTCCCTCGATGAGCTGGCGGTTCTCACGGTTGACCTGCTTGGCATCTTCGGAGAATCCTTCGAACAGCCTGTCAAGTCCGCCAACCTCGTAGTCTTTGAGGAACTTACGCATGTTGCGCTCGTCGATTTGGACGCCGTACTGCAGCATTAGAGCCAAAACTTCGGTCATAGCGGCCTGTTTGGCTGCCTTTGAGCGCGGCATGGCTGATCCTGCCTGGACCTCGACTCGAGGCTCGTCGCCCAACATCTCTCCCTTGAACGCAAAGATGTCCCAGTTGCCGTCCTCTCCGGCAATCTTCATCAGGCGCTGATCGGTGTTGTATTGCGCCCGGAGCTTGAGAATCTTGGTGCCGAGGTCGGCCAGGGCCTGCTCCATCTGCTGAATCTCAGGGCCAAGGCGGGTTTCGTCGGCCTCTTGAAGCAGGTTGATCGCCGATGCGGCGGTAACACCTGGGGGCACGGTCGCGCGCGAGACCTCGTGCATACCCGAGATTTCCTCAATCGACTTTTCGATGCGCTGAATCTCGTTTTCGACGTAGACCGGAATCGACGGCGGCTCGAGATAGGAGGGTGCCGGGTCTTGTACGGTCGAGTCGTACTCGATGATTTCACCGGGTGCGCCCTCGTAGCGAACATTAGCCTGGCGGCTCTTCATCAATGCCGGGTTGCCAAGCCTTCTGGCGTTCTCCTTGATCTGAGTACGGATCGTGTTCAGGTCCTGCTGGGGGCCTCGGAGATCAGTGGTTACAGCGTGGCTCCAGAACCGACCAGGGACTCTGACGGAGTCAAACTTGACGTAGGGCATTGGGTCAAACGGCTCTTCTGAGCGAAGCAAGGTGTCGTTGGCCCAAACTGCCCACCAACCGTTGGGATGCTCAGAGTTCGGCTTGCACCAGTATTCCTTGACCTTGACGCCCCGGTAGTTAGCCGTTGCGTCACCAAAAATCTGTCCCCCTCCAACCCAGCCTTCGGCTATACCGCTTGGGATGTCTGAATCGGGGGTAGGCTCAAAGGCTTCGCCAGAAGCCGTGTTCGGGTAGCGTCTGCGGACGTATTCGACCGAACGGACCTTCTCTTCAACCATCCACTCAATGTCGTCCATTGACGTTGCCAGCGGATCGGGGAACATCTCAAAGACGCTCATTACCTCGATGCAGATGTCGCCCTGGGCCACCTCGTCTACCCTGATGTTCTCCATTATTGACGGATCGGCGAGAAGCTCTGGGGGCAGGCTATCCATTTCATCAGGCTTGACCGGAGTTCCGGTTGCCGGGTTGACTATTGGCCCTTCGGGACCGGCTAAAAACTGCGATTTAGCACCCTTGGTGCTGTCCCAATAAATCTTGAGGAAGCCGTTGGCGCAGATGTCAGCCCAGAGCAGCGCAGCAAAGAGCTTTGACTGGAGCCGCTGCTCGACCCAGTCATTTTCGAGAACCCGCTCACCCACGCGTGCAGCGTCAATCGCCTTGTCGTCAGCGCCTTGCGGGGTGGCGGAAAACATCGGCCGGTTCTTGGTCTTGCGGGAGACTCGGCTGGTGATAACTGGAGTGACCCGGTTATCAGTAACAAGCTGTCTGCGAGGATCAATCTTTGGCCGGGCTACGCGCCCACCCGCGTACATGACCCACTGCAAGCCAGCAAAGAATGCTCGGTTGAGCATCCAGTCCGGCTCATGGAGAACTCGAGCGGTCTTAGCCTGCTCGTACTTGTTGTTGAGTTCTCCTACATCTACGTACATCAGGCGGCATCATCCGGGGGTGGGGGGGCGTCAGAGTCTCGAATCGATCCAACCAAGTGTAGGTCATCTACAATCTCATTCGCAAGAACTGGATCGCCAACGATCGGAGTCGGCGGCATCATTTCGGGCCGCTGAATGCGCTCAAGAAGGCTCGCTCGCTCGTGAGTCCAGGCGTCCCGCTCATTTTGGAAGTGCAGGTTGGCTTGGATGAGCAGGTCCGAAAAGTAGGCGGTAATCTGCTCTCGCTCGGCGTTGTTTTCCGAGATAACCGCTGAAATAACGTAAAGAAACCCACCGATTGCGAGAAGCGCTGCAACTGCTATGACGATGGCTACCATTATTCTCCCACGGTTGTTAGTTCGTTGTTGGCGTTGCGCAGAAAGCCATTTTTCCAATCAGGTGAGTCCGACGCGTTGACAGCGAGCAAACCAGAAGAGTCGGTTGCAAATCCCGGCACCACGCCATACACAGGTTCTGCGGCGACCGTCACAGCCAAAAATCCTTCTTCGGTTCGCAAAAACCCGCCCTGCCACGAAACCTCGGCAGGATCAACTACAACCACAAGACGCCCATCGAGGTCAGTAGTGAAACCATGCACGATGTTAGAGGAGGTGCTCGCCGTTTCGGTGGTTACGGCAAGATTACCGTCTAGGTCTGTGACAAAGCCTGGAACCACCTCACCGAAGGTTTCTGCTTCAGCCAGGGCCATCATGCCTCCTTTTTGGTAGTTCTAGCCTTTTTGGCCTTTTCTGACTTGGCTCGAGTTGACCTGAGCTGCTTGACCTTGTCTTCGTGACTGTCTGGTCCACGGAGCTGTGGTCGACCGGCCGGTCGCTTTACCGGGTTGTCGATAATCGTCCCGACAGTATGTGTCAGGTCCGAGATTGCCCGGTCTTTGGCCTGAACTTCGTTTTGCAGCTCAAGAACTGTCTCCCCCAGGGCCTCGAGTTCCTGCTGGTAGCGCTCGACGTTGTCGAGGCCCAGGAGCCTGGCCCCCTGCTTGACACAGTCCTCGCAGATGACGATTTTGTCAATGTAGACCTTGTTGTCTGCTGCGTTAGGGTCGTCGATTACGGGACCGTCATACGCGCAACCGAAGTCAACAAACTCGGGGCGAGGCTCAAACGCCATTGGCGGCTGGAGGCACACTGAACACACGATTGGAAGATCATTCCCACAAAGTTTCATGTGTACATCCTATACAGGGCGTCGGGCATAATCAGCCCGACTCGCTACATCGGGATTACCGCGGGATCATCTTGGCCGGAAGGCGGGGGCGCTTGAACCTCGGGTCCAGAATCTTGCGCGCTTGCTTGCTCTGTTGCGAGCGACTCACAATCTGGTCACGCTTTGGGAAACCGGCGGGGTTGCTTGGGGCCATTGCTCCCCTGTACGGCTTGTCGGCCCCCATCTTCTGGGCGTATTTGGCCGCGAGCCTTTTGCCAGCGTCGCTGTACGCAAACTTCTTGTTACCAACCATTGGCATTATCCAGCCAACTTCGCTTTCTTGTGCTTCGCCATGCGATCCCTAATCACTTTCAGGGCGCCCTTCTTGAAGCTGACCTGATCCCGCATCTGCGGCTTCTTGTTTCCGTAGGGTCCGGGGCCTGGCATCAGGTAATGATGAAGTTGTAGTTGTTACGGGCCGGGACCTTGTCGGTCTGTACCGTACCGAGAGCCTTGAGGGCGTCGAAGATGAGGCCCGGGTTCACGTCAACCCCATCAAACACGAGGGTCAGCTGAACTTCCGAACGCTTCTCCTTGAGAACCGGGTTCAGATTTGTGTCGTCCATGAAGGCCTCAGACTGCGCCTCGGTGTAAACGACTTCTTTTGTAGCTGCCATTGAATCTCCGTGTTGGGGTCAGTTACTGTGGACAGGTTACCAACTTTACGCCACAGGGGCAGGAGGATTAGTGACGATGTCGAAATGCTCCCTGGCCATTCTTTCCACGGCTGTTTCGTCAACGATGTGTCTCTCGCTGGGAAGATACGGGCGCGACATGATCGCCAACCGTGTAGCGTCCATAAGGTGGTCGTCAGCCTTGACAGGGACCGGTTTTCCTTCATCTTCGCCATGACGCGGAGGCTTGCGCCAGCGATAGGTTCTGATCTCTTTGAGGAAATGGGTACAGTCCTCGGTTATGAAGAAGCGATCGTTTTGGAGTCGCTCCTTGACCCGGTTGATCCCGGCAGTGACGGAGTTCTGGCCCGGGATTGTCACAATGCCGTGATCTGCGAACTCCGACTGATCTGAGCGCCCGGTCTGGGAGTTACGGTTTCGAGCGGCAGGGTCGATCACGTAATAGATCGGGTCACATTGGTAGTAAGCGTTGGTCCGGTGGATTTCTTCGCAGACCTGCTGAATCGTCATGTCCTTGAAGTAGCCCTCTTGGAACATGACCATGCGATCGTCGGGCGTCAGGTAATACCAGCCGACGGCACAGGCGTACCGGATGCCCGGGTCAATGGAAACCATCACATTGACGTTTTCGGGTAGCTGCCTTACGGCGGGGATGATGTGGCGATCGCGGTCAAAATCGGGGTAAATGAGACCGGAAAGCGCCACAAACTTGCCCTCTTCGCGGGCCATGCGCTCTTCGCGCGAGAGGCCCCGCAGGGCTTCTTCCTTAGCTGCCTCCGATAGCCAGGGGTTGTCGTCCATGTGGACGGTCACCAGGCCCAGGCCATCGTGCTCAATAATGCCTCCCGTCTCCTCTGCTTCCTCCATGGCAGCCTCAAACTCGTCAAACATGTGCGTCAGGCCCTCCACCGGGGTCATGGTAAACAGGAGGTCGCCCTCGCGGCGCATAACGCGCAGCCGGGCCTCTTGCAGGTGGATTCTGCCCGGTTCCTCGTCCATGTGGACGCGATCGAGCGTCGATCCTCCCCACTGCTGGGCTTCCTGCTGGTAGGTCTTGAACTGGTAGTAGCTGCCGTTTTTGAGGTGAAGGACGTGGTGCTGCTTGTCGTAGGCAGACTTCCACTTGTCACCGACCAGCTGGCCCTGGGGCATCCACTCACGGAGCTTCTCGAATACGAAGTCCTCGATCTCTTCGCGGCCCTGGGCTGCTATTCGGCAGCGGAAAGGCGGACGAAACCGCTTGAAGTGCTTGAGGTGGTCAGGAACGGCCTCTAGATCGATCCCCTGGATGATGTCATCGACAATGCCGGACGTGGTCTTGCCGGACTGGTTTCCCCCAATGAAGGCCTTACGGCGCGTCTCAAAGCCGTGGAAAGACATCTGCTTGGGATGTACGGGGCCAAAGGCGGGGTTGTTGTAGCGAAGGAGGGGATTGGCCTCTAGCGCCTGCTCCAGGTCTTGGATCGCCTTGATTGCACGATCGCGCTGGGCAGGCGGTAGAAGCTCAATCCGGTCCTTTTGTAACTTGAGGGGACTGCTCACCCCAACAAGGCTAACTGAACCAGGCTTTCCTTTCTGACGAGGGTGTAGCGAGCGCCTGCTCGCCCGTCATCGCGGACGAACCGCTCGGCGTGGATTTGGTGCCCGGCATCCTTGAGTTCCCGGATGCGCTGAGACGGGTTACCGCTGTAGCCCTCCCGTCTTAGCCGGAACGAATCGACTGAGCCTTCCCTCTTGAGGAGGGAAAGGATTTTGTCTTTATCGGATGGGCGCTTCGCGCTAGTTTCAGGCATATGCTTCTTCCTTTCTCATGCGACGCCGCCAGTTACGCACGGTCGTCAGTGACACGTCCAACTTCTTGGTGATGTCCTTCGGCGTCAGGCCTGCCTCGAGCAGCATTCTGCCTTCGGCTCTGATTTGAGCCTGCTCAGCCAGCGGCTTGCGTGGCTTGCCTTCGGCCCTGAGACTTTGATCCTGAGACCAACAATCATCAGGAATCAGTCTCGACGATATGAGCTGGTCTGTCAAGATGCGATCGACGCTGTTGGAGTACAGGTCCGCTCGCGCTCCCCTTTCCCAGTCATACCATCTACGTCTCTGCGAATCTCCCAGAACTGCGGGGTCGAACTTCTCCTCCTCGACCAGCCAGCGGGTAAAGCGCGGGCCATCAAGGAACCTGAGGTGCAGGTTGTCATTCATTCGGTTGTTTCTCCCTATGAGGCGGTGTTTGTCAGGTGCAGCCCGCGAATCATATACACGTCCGACAACGTCTGTCAAGTCCCGGCAGATGCGGGGCACGCTTGAGCTGGTCGGAGGCACACTGCCCCCTGTTGGGGGGACAGTTATGCGGTTCACGATGAGAGGCCATCGGCACCGATACCGGGGGTCAGGCGCGGCTAGGCCCAGCATTATCGCTCCCCCCGGCCTGCCTTGCTTTTCAGGGCAACTGGGGCGGTACGAGGTCTAGCAGGGTCGGGTGGACTGGTCCCTCTAACGGACGACGAATGGATGTTTTACGCCCGTATGAACTGGTAGGCTTCATCCACGTGGTGTGGCGAAGCACCGTAGCGGCCGGGTCGGACGCAAACGGTGTGGCAAAGCCCCTCAGCCTTCGGGTTGGGGGGCTTTTCGCTTGGAGGCTTGTAAAACGATTTTTGTATTGCGACGATCCAGGGCCTGCAGCGCTCGGGCCTCGGCATAGCTGATCCACCGCACCTGGACCCGGCCGTCAACCTCTGTGGCGAACGGGTGTTCGCGTCGATAGTCATTGAACTCCCGGTCAAGGACTCGAACCCTGATTACCGAGACCAAAACCCGGTGTCTTGCCATTAGACCAACCGGGATCAGCGATACGGCGGTATGGAGTACCACAGAGCGAGGAGGGCCAGGCCGACCCCGCAGGTCAGGCAAACAAAGGCTATGGAGTCCACCAGTGGGGTGGTCACACCGTGGCTACGGACAGAATCCGTGCCTCAGCTACTCCTGCCGCTCTGGCTGCTCCGATGGCCTCGGTGAGGCTCTCAGAAGCGTCCTGGGCGACGTTTTGCGCCTTCCGGTACTCGGCAGCGGCCAGCTTGACTCTGTCGAGCCAGGCGTCCTCCGCTGCGTTGTCCGTTCGTTCGATCATCTGAATACCACTGGGGGATTCGATCATGAGATAAATGCTACAGACTTGGTAAGACGTCTGTATTCACAGCTCGGCTGACGCCGTCGCTGCTCATGGTGGGGGGCGGGTAGTTCTGGC